GCGGCTGGGAGGCGGTCGGTGAGAACGGACATCGGTTGTTATTTATGTTCGCCCGCTCCCGCGACCGAAGTGGACGTGAAGATTTGGCCGGATGGAATGGAGAAGCGTCTCCCGTACGTCTGCGTCGATTGCCGGCGCACGCTACATCCGCCAATTGGCAGCGATGACGTGACCGAGGTTCGAAAGGAGAAGTGATGGTAGATCGCGACGACAAGAGCCTGGGCAACGAATTCTGTTTCGCCGGCGGCCGAGCCGACAAGCGGGGGCGTCGTCGCTGCCAGAGCTGCGGGCTGCTGTCACACACGAACTGTTTCAACGGACCGAGTCTCGTGTGCACCAAGTGCACGGGTGAGGTGGGTGGCGGCGCCATGCACGGGCTTCGCATCAAGCCATACCAGGAAAAGAAAGCCAGCGAATTGAAGCGCGCACAGGAGCCGCTGCGCCCGGTGAAGATCTTCACACCCGAGGAGCGGGCAGCCCTCGAAGCCCAGATGCGGGCGGAAGGGAGGATACGGTGACTCGCGAACAACACCGCCAGCGACGGGACAGCGGCGAGTGCGCAGCGACTCTGTCGTGCTGCGAACCAGTCGTCCCCGGGCTGTCGACGTGCCAGACGCACCGAGAGGTCGCCAGCGCGAGGCTGCAGCGAATCCGCGACACGAGACAGAGGCTCCGACGATGCCGCTCGTGTGGCGGAAAGATGCCGGATGGCAGCGCTAATAAGAACTGCCCGAAGTGCGTGAGTAAGCGACTATCCCTCAGGGCAACGGGGGTTGGACTGTGAAGCGCAAACCGACGTCTACGCTCGACGCCATTCGCAGCGCGGCCGTCAACTGGGAGGTGATTCGCCAGCACCTGCGCAGTGAACACCTGAGCAACGACGTATTGACCGCGTATCGCGCGCTGACCCGGGATTTGGCCGTGGCCGAGGAAGCGGCGGAGAGGAGCGAAGGGTGACTTTCAAGAGCGACAGATTCTTTGACCTAGTGGCGGCTGGATGGTCGGCTATGAGTATCACCATGGGGTGGCAGGGCGCCGAGGCCAGACTAGCGCCCAACCTCGGAGGCGCATGGGCGTTCGACTGTAAAAAGCGCAGGGACGACGAAATCCTAAGATGGCGACACCTGGTCGAGTCCACGATCGTCGAGCGGTTCGTGCGCGCCTTTGAGCCGCCGGAGGAAGCGCTTCTGCTGTCCGAGGGCGTATGGGAGCGAGAAGTCGCCAGGGAGATCGTGCTGCTCGTGTCTAGGCGTCTCTACCAAGAGACGACAAAACTCGCCGAGGCCAACCTCGAAAAGGCACTCGCAAGAGTGAGCGGACGATGAATCCAAATCTCGTGTACGCCGCCGTCGAGGCCGCGATCGACAAGCTGCGACCGCTGTCGTGCCAGGGAGAGCTGGCAGCCGCGCTGGTGATGGCGGCGTGGCAGGCGATGCGGCGACTGGGATTCACGAGCACGGAGTTTGCGGCCTGCGCACAGGAGATGGCGCGGGCGTATGAGGACCGACAACAGCAGAACAGGGAGAGGAAATTGTCATGAGCATAAACGAGGATTTTCAGGGGTACCGCGACGTCGCGAAGGCTGAGGCGACAAGTGAAGCTAAGTGCTCGTCTCGACAGTCAGGGAGGAACGCCATCCTCGACGAAGCGAGGCGTCTGGAGGCGGGGGCCAGGGACCTGTTTGCCCTCGCAATGGCAATACCCGAAAACTTCCCACACGATGCAGACGCGGGACTGTGGCGGCTCGCGATGAGGCTCCGATGAGCGACACGCAGGAGAAGAAGACCCGCGCGCGGCTGACCGAGGAGCAGCGAATCGAGAAGACCCGCGCGGGGTGGGAGAGGAAGCTTGGCGAGAAGGTGGCCGAGGTGGCGCGGCTCAACGGGGAGATCGCGTTGCTTAAACGGGCGCTGGGGCAGGCGCCAGAGGGGGCGGTCGCGAGATGAGCGACACGGATGTGAGCCTAGAGAAGCTGCTGGACGAAGCCAGGAGTAAATCATACAGCAAGGGCTACGACAGCGGCGTAGGCACTGCAGCGATGGAGATCGAGACGCTCAAACAGCACGTGAACAAGCTCGAGATCCAGCTGCGCAACCGCTACCTGGACACGCACGAGTCCGACAGAACCCTTCAGGCCGCAATGAACGGGCAGAGGATATGCAACGTCACCGTCGACCGCGGCAAGGACGGCAAGCCCGACAGCCTGTTTATCACCATGGGCGATGCTAGTGTCACGTTCATGGGCGTCGGCCTGCACTGGGAAGGGTCGGATATCGGATGGAACAACCCGAGCAGCGCGGGAGTGAAAGCCAGGTGACCCGCGCCCACGTTCTCGCCCACGCGTCTTCCCCGGGCGTGTGGGCGTTGCGGGGGACGGGGCTGGATGCGATGGTGGGCGAGCTGAGTGAAGGAGGAGCCTAAAGATGCCGAAGGAAAATCAGGTGTATCTCGAGGAGGGCGAGTGGTTCGCCGTGGCAAACCCGAAGGTGGGCATGCAGTACGCCACCGTCGAGTTTTGGAACAAGGGCAGCTCCGAGGGTAATCACCTGCTCAGCAAGGAGGACTGCGACGACCTGATCCGCCTGATCGAGCAGGCCAAGGCGCACCTCCCGGATAAGTGGCCGTGACCTACACGCAAGAGACGATGAACCTGGCGATGGAGATGGACGACGGTGGCAGCCTTCGTTGACGTGTGTCCCGAGTGTGGGCGGGAGTACACGAATTACGACGACCGAATCGCGTATCGGCCGTGGTGTAGCGTGGTGTGTGAGGTGAGGAGATCCCACGCCGCCGAGCAGGCGCCACCGCCGAAGGCCACGTGGGACCCGGACGCGCCGGTGGAGCTTCTTGGCGACTTCCCGAAGGACGGCCCTCAGCCGGGTGACCTGGCGAAGTCGCTCAAACGGCGCAGGTAAACACTCGCAACCGTGGGCATTGACAGGTGAAACGGGTAAATCGGCGACCCCGTTTGTAACGACGCGAAGCTGACCGAGTTTGAGGCGCTAGTTTGGTGACGCAGAGCACGTAACTCGCGTCAACCGCGCGCCCTGGCCACCGAGAGAGTTGTGCACGCAAGGCGCAACCATCGGTGAGCAAAGGGGAATCCACAACCCCCTTGACAGGATTTCCCGGGATGTGCTGCATTAGCCCTCACGCGCGCGCGCAGACGGGATCGAGAAAGATCCCCTAGCCTCAGCGATCGGGGAAGCCACCCAGAGCGCAGGGACAGGCAGCAGTTGAACGCCGTTCAATAACTCGGACCAGCGCAAGACTGTGCAAGGCGCCTCACCAAATCCCCCTTGCCACCGAGATGCACCGGCTCTAACCTGGCCTACATGGAGAAGAGCGAGGGCCGCCCCGAATCGCCGCCAGGCTCGGATGGCCATGCGGCCCGCAATGAGGGGAGCGACGGGACGGGTGGCTGTAGCTGCGGCTTAGGCGGACTCGATACCCAGGGCGGTGGCGTCGGCGTTCACCACCCGAACTGCGCTGACCTATGGAAGGGCGTGAAGCAGGACTTGATGCGAGCCTGGGGGAGCAGGTGAAGGGCGAGTGGTTCACCAGCGACCTGTGGCCGGGCGTGGTGTTACCGGACCGGAAGCCGCATCCGCTCGATAACCTGCCCCACGACAACCGGGGCGGGGCCGGGGCATTCGGATGGTTCAACGAGAAAATGGGCGAGACGAGAGACCAGCCCGCCGGCGCTCCCCAAGCTTCACATCACCAACGCACGCCACAAACCAATCACGACGCAGGAGGAGAAGATGCGAAGTGACAACGAGAACCAACGCCGACACACGACAGCGATACTTTGTATCATCAGTACAGGTTCTCTTGGTGTTCCGCTAACTGCGCGGAATCACAGGAGCGCCATAGCTGGTACCGCCACTACCAACCGGGAGGGCGCGTGAGCGGCTTCCTCGAGACCGGTAGGTCTATCCTATGGGGCGCACTGGGCCTCGCCGGGTGGGCGATCGCGGCGGTCGTCGGCCTCGCCGTCTTCGTGGGGCTCTGCAAGCTCGTAGCCGGTGACAGGGGGGACGAGGCAGCGGGAGCCATCGTAGGCGGCGCCGTCATCCTGGGCGCTCTCGGCGGTGTGGGCTATGGCGTCTGGCGCGTCTCCCTGCTCGTTGCTGCTGTGCTGGGCTACGAGATCACCCTAGATTTTCGGGACCTTCTCTAGGGGATTCGCGCTCTTAGCTGAGAAACTTCGTTCTCTCACATGCGCGCGTGTTCAGCGCGTGACATGCGTGTCATGCGCAACAACCCCCACCCCTAGGGGGGGTATCAGGGGAGGGAGGGGGGAGGGGGGCCGTTTCCAGACCACCCCAGCGCAAAATCAGGACAAGGAGCTTTTGCCGCAATGCCCAGTGAATCCGCCCTCTGCCCCGCCTGTCTTCGCCCCCTGGACAGCGACGGACACCGAGCGACGGCGTCCCCGCGCGTATTCGTCTGCGAGTACCTGATTGCCCCTGCGTGGATCTGCGCACAGCTCGAGGGCGAGTCGACGCACATCGCAGTGCCGCCCGAGCTTGAGTCCGACGCCGTTCCGCGCTACCGTAGCCGCATGCCCGAACCGGTCCCCGACACGTTCAGTTGCGAGGTGAACTGCTTGCGCCGGGACATCGGCGAGCTGATTCGCTTCCTCAAGGCGCGCAGCCTGTCCTGCCCGGGCACCCATACTAAGGAGTTCGTCGACACCGCGCTGGAGGACTTCTTCTCGGGCAGGGAGCCTTGAACCCCTACAGCGCCCGAAGCCACGTAAGCGTGACGCTACCCCGGCACGTCTGCTCGCCCAGGACGTCGCCGTCGAATAGCAGCAGCCCCTCGGCCGGCACCGACACGCGCCCGACGTAGGTCCGCCCCGGGCACTGCAGGGTGACGTCCCTCGAGCAGGTGTCGCCTCTCCGGCGGCTGTCGACCACCACGCAGCCGGTCTCCCAGGCGCCGTCTCCGCCCATGAACACCTCTCGCACGTCCGTGGCCTGGCAGACCTCGAGCTCGCGCCGGTAGACGCCGCTGTCGACATGGGGGCAGCCCGCCATGTTCCACCGGCCGATCGTCGGGAGCTCGCCCGCCTCGCCGCACGACGCTATCACCGCCAGGAGCGCCAACCTTCGCATGCCGGCATCCTGGGTCTCCTGCGCCCGCTGGTCAACGCTGTGCGTGCGAGCAGTGGCAACATAGTGCAAAGTAATGCCTTGTAGTGCATGGCCACGTATGACAACGTGGGGCCATGCTGAAGCGATTTGCGAGGTGGGTGGCAGCGCTCGGTGTCGCGTGTTTTGCCTGCGCCCCCGCTCCCATCCCCGGCCCGCAGCACCTGCCGCCGCAGGATGAGCCGGTCGAGGCCGTGACCAGGGCGCTGACCGACCCGTGCGAGCTCGAGGGCTACCCTCGCGACGCCGCTGACCTGCACCTGTACACCTTCGCGCGCCTGGAGTCGGAATGGAGCGACCCTCGCGTCGTCGACGAGCACATATTCGGGCATGCCGTGCGCGCTACCTACCGCGTGCATATGGAAGTGGGCCAGGTCAGCGCAGCCGCCATCAACCCCTACAGCGGGGTCACCCACACCACCTCCCGGACGAGAGTATCGGTGATCAAGCGGTGGGTGCTGGTAAACGGCGATGACATTTGCATCAGTACCGGCGACCTGAATTATCCGTGTGTCCCGTTCTATGAATGGGTGCTCTTGTCGTGTGACAGCCAATTCGCCGGCGGCGCGCCCTGGGATGGCACTGGCTTTAATTCGATGGGGTTTCGCTGGGGGGGCGGGTCGTCGAATATGCAGTGCGAGGTCACCGTCCTGCCGTTTGGGGATGGCGACCCGGTCTCCACGCAGGTAAGCGCCTACCTCTACTCGTTCCGCGGCACTGTTGACACACGGTTTCTCGGCTCGATCAACGGCACGTTGGGGCCCGGTCCCGCGTGCAATATCACCCGCGACGTCGGCCCGATTCCGCACTACGTGTGGAACGGCCCTGGTAGCGAGGAGACGCTCTACGCCGGCCTCGAGGTCTACAACGACCACTACAGCACGCCGCAAATCGTGGCCACGAACGTCTGGGTCACCGACCCGGCAAAGCTGAATATCGACGGCGAAATCGAATACTGGGGCGGCGGACCGAGGCCGGTCGAGTGAGCGACATGAGCGACGCCCGAACCGGCCTCTGTCTCGCACTCCACCCCGCGGCGACTCTGCTGGGCAAGCCCTCGCGGTGCTACCTCGGCGCCGGCCACTCGCCGGAGGTGCCGCACCGGAGCCTGACCACGCTTGACGGCGACGTGCAGATCGTCCGGTGGCGCGACGATGACGCGAAAGAGGAGGCGGCCGCTTGACAATCCTCCGCGAGCCACGCCCGCCGCTGCGCCTACGCGCGCTTGAACTGGTCGTCCCGTGGCTCCCGTTTCACTTCGACGGCGTGTATCTCGCCCTGCCCTTCTGCCACCTCATCCTGTACCGCGGACTTCCGAGCCAATATCTGCGCGTCCACGAATTCGCGCACGCAATGTGGCGCGAGGATTTCCACCGCTGGGTGATGGGCTACTGGGCGAGTTACCTGTCGGGCATGCGCAGGGGATACCGGCGCAACCCGCACGAGCTCCAGGCGCGCGCAGCGCAAGACATGGCTCACAAACGGCTGCCGGAGTGGCTGGAGTGACCGACTGGGAGAACCGACCGCGCGACGCCGAAGGCCGCCCCTGCGACTACTTCCAGGAGCTGCCCGACGGCACGCGTGAGCCCCGATGGCGGCGCCCCGTGCAGAAGCGCCCCACCAACAAACTCGATCTCGACCGCTGGTACCGCCTGAGCGAGGTGCAGAAGTACTTACCCGTCAAGCGGTCAACCCTCACCCGCGCGTGCCAGTCCGGGATTCTCAAGGCCTCGCGACTGACGCCGAACAAGGAGGGCAAGGGCGCGCCGTGGCTAGTCAAGGGCCGCGACCTGGCTGACTTCCTCGATCGCCGGGGAGAGACGTTCGCATTGCCGGGGCTGCCGCGTGTCGTTGGGGGCGGCGGTGGCTGACCCGAGTCAGGAACGCCTCGGCGCCTTGCTCGAGGGCATCGTGCAGCAGGCAGAGGACGATCTCGCGATCACGCGCGCAATGAACCTCGCCCCGCGCTTGGAGGCCGAACTTGCGGATGGCAAGACGCCCGACCAGATCTTGGTCTCCCTCAGGGCCGAGGGCGTGTCCACCCTGCAAATCCAGATAGCCCGCGACGCCCTAAACATCGACAAGCAGACTCCCTATTACCTCAAGGCCGCCCAGGAGCGCCACAAGGTGCGCCTTCAGAGCGCGGCCCGCAACCAGGGACCGCCGCGGAGCGAGCCGGACATGTACGTCCTGCCCGTCGAGGACAAAACGCAGGCGCAGCTCGAGGCCGTCGACGTGACACCCGTGGAGGGCGACGATGGCGCGTAGGGTACGCGAGCCCGTCACGCCCGGCCGCATGGGCACCGCCGCACTCGGCTCCGAGGAGGGCAAGCGCGTCGACCGCCTGCTACAGGATCTGCGCGACACGGTGAACGCGCACGCCACGGACATCGAGGGCGCCGGGTATTCCAAGCAGGCTTTCTCCACCGCGGCGGACGGCGTTAGCCACGTCGTCTACACCAGCAGCGAAATGCCGGAAAACACGACGAGGAAAACCCGTGCAGTTCTCCAGGCTCAAGTGGTCGGGTCGGCAGCGGGTGCGTTTTTCGAGCGAGTCGCGAACCATGTGCGCGTCACCGGTGCGCCGACGCTCATTGGCGCCGTGGCGGAAGTGCACACCCCACAGGAGAACCTAACGCCGGACGTGACGATGACCTTCGACGTCTCCGGCAACGCCGTGCGCGTACTTGTGAATGACGCCGGGGCCTGGAGCCTGGAGGGCGCCGTGTGGGTCGAGGAGTTCGAGCACACACCATGAGCGCGCAGGCCGGCCTCCCCGTCCCCAGCGGCCTATCGGCCAGCGCGTGGCTGCGCACGGACGACAACTGGTATGGCCACGGCCGAAAGCCATTCGGGTCCTGCGCGCGGGCGGGATGCCCGGAGGCGGCGTGTTTCGACATCCGCGGCGAGCGCCTGTGCCTCGACCACAAGCCGTCGCACGTCAAATTCGCGCCATTTCTCGGGCAGCAGACGAAGGGCTTCGCCACCATGGCCCGCTGGGTGCTACTCGGCGGAGGCGCCGGACCAGGGAAAAGTCATATCGGCGCCCGCGCGTGGCTCAAACAGCACGCTGGCGAGCACGAGCGGATTCGCCGCGGGGAGATCAAGCGGAGCAAGGGTCGCTGGCTATTCGTCCGCCGCACCTTCGACGAGCTCGAGGAGGTCATCACGGAGTTCGTGATCGACTTCTCCGGCGAGGGGAACATGGGCGAGTACCGCGACAAGGGAAAGACGTGGACGTGCGCGACGTGTGGCTACCAAGTCCTGTTCGCCAGCTGCCACGACGACAAAGACTGGATGCGGTTCTACGGCAAGAGCTACACCGGCGTTAGCCTCGACGAGGGGTGCCACTTCACGGTCAAGCAGATAGAGGAAATCGACGGCCGTATCCGGACGACAGATCCCGTGCTCGGCCGCATGCTTCAGCTCTACATCCTGACCAACGCCGTGGGCAACGCCGAGACCAAGCAGTACCTGAAAGAGCGATACGTGAAGGCAGCGCCTCCGGAAACCAAGGTGCTGGTCGAGAAGCGCCTAACCGACGGCCGCGTGATTACCGACTACCAGGTGTACACGCCGAGTAACGTGCTCGACAACCCGGCGCTTACGCGCGATGGCCGCTATGAGGCCAACCTGCGCCGCAAGAGCAAGCAGCAGATCGCGGTTCTGCTCTACAACGACTGGGACGCCGAAGAGGGCGCGTGGGTAGGCGACGCGTGGGACAGGGAAAAGCACGTCGTCATGCCGTTTCCGATTCCCGCGTCGTGGGAAAAAAGCAAGGCGCTCGACTACGGCTGGAACCCCGGACTGACCGCCGTTCACTGGTACGCCCACGGTCCCAGCGGCGAGGCTGTGTGCTACCGGGCCATCAGCTTTCGCAAACTCACGGCCAAGCAGGTCGCCTACCGGGTCAAGGAAATCGAGAGCAAGGAGCTGTGGGTCAGGGACCGCACGGGCCGCCAGTACAAAATCGTCGACAAGGAGTGGGACGACGTCAACGACGTAAGCCTCGTTCCCGGCGTCGCCGACCGCCAATTGTGGGCGCGAGACAACGAGCAGGCCGAGCGCGAGACGCGCGGTGAAATCATGAATTCCGTTGGGCTGCGCCTGCGCCCCTGCCACAAGAGCGCCACCAGTCGCGAGGACGGCGCCGAGCAGATCCGCAACCGGCTGATAACGGACGTTCCCCACCACGCTATCGACGGCGAGTGGGTGTCCATGCTGCGCTTCTTCGCCAAGACGACGGAGTCACAGATCATGATGGACGACGGCCGCGTGGTGACGACTGGCCCGACCCACACGCTGCCAGAACTGCCGGCTGACGAGAAGAACCCGGCGGTGCCCGACACGAACGCGAACGACCACGACTGGGACACCTGTAGCTATCACTGCAACAGCCGCCCCGTGGCGGGCGGACGCGAGGAGCAGACCGTCAGCGACCCCTATGACTGGGGCTGGCGCGTGGTCGACCAACCCAAGCAAGGAATCACCTGGTAATGGCAACTCCGGAAGACATGGAAACCCTGGGCACGCCGATGGACGACGCGGATATGCCGGCTATCGGCGACGAGCTGGCGCCGCCCGTTGAGCCCGAGCTACCGGCCGAGCCGCAGGCCGACGTCGACAACCTGATGACCGCCTACGACGCCGCCACGCTCGACCGCCTGGGCGCGCAGATTGTCGACCAGGCCGAGGCCGACTACGCATCAGTGAAGGACTGGCGGGAAAAGACCGCCGAAAACCTGAAGTACTACGACGGTGACTTTCCTGAGTCGGTGCCGGACCAGCCAAATTTGCCGGTCATGCATCTGCCGTACGCCAAGCGCGCCGTGCGAATCTTCCATACCAAGGCCGTCTCGGCCATCGACCCCAAGGGCGACGACCTGGTGGAGTTCGCGGTCCGCAGCCCGGCGCTGCAGGAGGCAGCCGAACTGTGCGCCATCCACATGAACGGCGAGCTCCGCAATCGTATCGAGGAGTTCGTGCCCGCGCGCATCCGCGGCTTCAAGACGGTCCTCCAGCACGGCGTTGGCTTCGACACCTTTTACTGGGACGAGCTGCTACGGCGCCCATGTTACGAATTTCTGACCTACGAAGACCTGTGGATCAGTTACGTCGCGCGCACCGACCGCCCCGACATGAGCGACGTCCCGCGGAAGACGTGGCGGAAACCGCGGCGCCTGCACGAGCTGCTGGCCATGGAGGACGGCGGTTACTACTCGCGGATCACGCAGCCGCTGCTACTGCAAAACGGCGACATGGCGCCGCCCGTGTACCTCGACCCCGAGCTGTACAACGAGGACGGCACACCCAAGGACAAGGACGGGCAGCCCGACGGCGCCGCAGGTTCATCGGGACTCAGCCACCGGCCCGTCCAGCAAGAGGGCGACGCGATGGCGGGCGTCGAGCGCCCGCTGACCGACAACGATCGCGAGTACGAGATCCTTGAGCAGGACTGCATGCTGGTGCTGCCGGGCGAGCAGCGGGCAACGTTGGTCAAGGCGTGCGGCGAGCGCGACAGCAAGAAGATCGTCAGCCTGAGGCGCCTGGAGATCCCCGACTATCCTGACATGCGGCGCTGGCAGGAGGACAAGGGCCGCGTCGACATGGTAAACGAAGCCCTGCGGGGCGAGTGGCGCGCGGCAGCCGGGCAGACAGCGGCCGAGTACGGCGTGCCACCCGAGCAGATGGCGGCCGAGGCGCCGCAACTATTTCCCCCCGAGCCGCAGCTGCAGCCGGATCCGCAGCCACCCGGGAGCGTTCCGTGGCACCGGTACGTCAAATACGACTGCGACGTCAATACCCGCGGCAGCCTGGGCACGGGGTTGCTCAACGACGTGAAGGGCTTCAATAAGCTCGCCGACCGGGTGGCCACTCGCGCGGTTGGACTCGAGACGATGCACCTGCTACCCACGACGTTTCACCCGCGAGGGTCAAAATTGGCGCGAGGAGAGTTTCGGTTGCGACTGGGTGAAAGCCACGAAGTGGACATGTCGCCCGAGCAGCTCAAGCAGGGCTTGCCGTTTGCCACCATGATATTCCCGCAGGCCGACCCCAATGCCTGGCGGTTCGTGGAGATCAGCGACAAGAGTTGTCAGGAGGTCACGGCCTTCGACGTCGTCCAGGGCGCCAGCGGCAAGAGCGGCGAGACGGCGACCGAGAACGAAAACCGCATGTCGAGCGCGACCGACAACATCGCGTACGTCATGGGTAATTGGTTCCGATCGAGCGGTTACAGCATCAAGAACTTGGCGCGCATCTACGCCGAAAAGCTCCCCGAGGAGGGCGTGGTGGTCTACCGGCCGGCCAAGCAGACGGACCCCATGACGGGCGAAGAGACGGACGTCATGGACCCAGTGCGTGTCACGCGCGAGCACTACCAGGCGATCTTAGGGGAGATGGAGGTCAAGTTCACGACCGACCCGGCCATGGAGGGCAAGAGCGTCAAGGAACGCCGAGCCGCCAAAGTCATGCAGACAGCGCTGCAGATCAGCCAGACGACAGCCGGGCCGGGCGGCCCCCCTGTGCTCGACCCGATGACGATGACCATGCTGTTGCGGGGCGCGGCGGTAAACATGATGCGCGCGGCGGGGATGGACCGCGAGTTCATCGACCAGATCAAGCGCGCGCCGATGCCCAATATGGCGGCGCCGATGATGCCCGGGCCTGGCGGCGGTGGCCCGCCGGGAGAAGGCGGACCGCCTCCGGGCGAAGAAGGCCCGCCGGGGCAGACTGGCCCCCAGCCGGGGGCGTTGCCACCAGGAGAAGGAGAAGCGAATGCCTAACGTGGAGTGGACCGAGGCGCTGCAAGCGCAATTCATCGGCAGCCCGGTCGGCGAGGCCATCCGGGCCATGCTGGACGAAATGGAGCGAGACGAACTGAGTAGCCTGGAGGCGGCGTGCATGCCGGTGATGGGCGACGAGCACCGCGTGTTTTACCGCGGGACCCTGCAAGGCGTACGCGGGATAAAGGCCGCGCTGTTCCTGCTTCCGGAAAGACCGCCGGCCGAGAAAGAGCAGGTGGCGTGGTGAGCCGCTCGCGGCCCGTACGCAGCCTGCGCGTGCTGCCCAACCTCGACCGCGAGTGGGACGACCTTTTCCGCGAGGCGCACGCCCGACTGGAAAAGCGTGTCAAAGAGTTGGAGGCGCCGGAATTCAATTGGGCGCCCGCGCAGGACCTGTGCAACGTCTACCGCCTGCCCGAGCGCGAGGTGACCAAGGGGGGCATCGTCATCCCCGAGCAAAGCCGCATGCCCATGTCGTTCGGGCTGCTGCTCTCCGCCGGCCTCGAGGCCATGGATATCATCCACAGCCACGGCATTTTCGTCGGCGACATCGTCAGTTTCAGTAAGTACGCGGGCGAGGAGGCGAGCGCGAGCCTGCTAGAGGAGGCCACGCAGGCGCTGATCCAGCGGGCCCAGGGATTCGGCCTCGACGATGAGCGAGGCCTGAAATACGCCGAGGAGGGCACAAAGGATCTGCGAAACAAGCTTTTCGGCGAAAAGAAGGTGCTCGAGCTGAAGGTCAGCTTTTTGCACCAGTCGACCGACACGAAGGCGCGACTCTGCGGCGATGAGCCGACAATGGAGGTCGTGCGCCTCACGCACAAGGGTGGCGAGGTCGAACACATCATGATCCCGCGTCAGAAGTACGGACAGACCGCGACGGCGGCGTAAGGAGAAGGCACATGGCAACGGAAGACGGAATCGAGCTCGAAGGCGAACCCCAGGACGGCCAGGTCATCGACGTTGGCGACGACGGCGACACCGGCGGAGGCGAAGACCAGCGCGCGGCTGACGCGGGGGACGGTGACGGGAAGCCGAATCGCCGGGAGCGCCAGCGCCAGCGCCAGAAGGAGCACGAACAGCGAATCGCCGAGCAGGCGTCGGCGCCGCTCAAGGCCCAGCTGGAAATGCTGCAGAATCAACAGAACCAGCAAAACCAGCTCATCCGCGACCTACTGGCTCAGCGCCAGGCGGCTCCCGCGGCGCCGGCCGCCCCCGCCGTCGACCCCATCAAAAAGGCTGTCGAGCGCATGAAAAACCGGGCGGCGCTGATCCGCGACGAGGATCCAGCGACGGCGGAGAGGTTCTTCGAAGAGCAGGCCATGATTATCCGCGAGGCCGCGAAGGAGGAAGCGGAGGCCACGAAAAAGTCGCTGCTGGAGGAAATGCGGAAACAGCCTCAGCAGGACCCGACGGAGATGGCCTATTTCGCGGCCGCTCCGTGGCTCAACGACCAGGAGCGATACCGCGACGTGGTAAGCGAAGCCAAGCGGATTGCTCACCGTGAACAGAAGAACCTCGGCGACCCGACGGTCAAAGATTACGTCGTCAGGCGCGCCATCGCCAGCGTGGGGCAGAACTGGGGACTTCCCGTCCACGGAGCGACCCCGGCCGCCCCCGCGCTTCCAGCGGGCCGCCAGAGCGCCGTGGATGGCGATGGCAGCCGCACCATCACCGCTGCCGCCGGCGGCGGCGGCAACGGCCTGCAGGGACTGCGGTGGACGCCCCAGGCGCGCGCTAATTACGAGTACCTGCGCGAGCAGGGTATCGTGAAGAACGAAAAGGAGTACCTCGAAGAGGTGGTGCAGCCGGGTATGACGACAGGAAAACGTCGGGCCAATGTGTAATTGGTCTTGACTTTCGGGATTCGTTAGTTCTCACTTAACTTACCCTCCTGGGAGGGCCGCGGTCACGCGGCGCCGACCCGAACGGAGCGACTTCCCCGACGCGCAGTTACCGCGAGCGCGAGCGGCGAGCAAGGCGGCCAACGCAAGCTCAGGAGTCGCGAGTGTCCGACGACACGTCGTTAGGGGTCGAGCCGCAACCGGATATCCAGGAAGCCGAGGAATCGAGCCGCCCGCGCCGCAAGCGCGGCAGGCCTCCCGGCAGTGTGTCGCGCCCGAAGCTGCGCACCGACAGTGCGCGCGGGGCGCGTGACGGGCGCAAGGGCGCGAGCAAGGCGCAGCCGCTCGTCCGCTCGGACAGCGAGATCTTGGCGGATCTCGACGGCTTCGGTCAGCCCTTCAACGTGAAGCTTGTCCCAGGATGGAAGCCCTTTTGGGTCAGCCGCAAGGACATGGCCCGCCACAGCCACCGGGCGTGGCAGCAGCTCACGTGGGACGACGAGCGCGTACTCGAGTACCGCCACCTGCTCAAGGGCAAGGACAATGAGCCCATCGAGTACCGGGGGCTCTTCCTGCACGCGATGCCCGAGGCGATCTCCGCCAAGTACACGGCGCTGGACCCGGCCCGCCGGCAGCACCAACGGGCCATGGCGTACATGCACGCCGACAGTCAGCAAATGCCGGGCGTCCCCATGAGCGACCCGATTACCACCAAGGTCACGCGCACCACGATGACCGTCGACATCTAAGAGGAACACCATGGCACGAGCAAACAGCGGAATCACTGCCGGGTTCGTCCCCATCGACTACAGCGAGAGTGATCTCGTGGAGTTGGTCGTGGCCGACAACTACGGAACGGCTCTTTACCCCGGCGAGCCGGTCCTCGCCGTTGACGATGGCACCGTCGCCCGGACGCCAGGGGGCTCCGGCACCGATGCCACCGTGGACGGCATCATGGCCGTGATCGTTGAAATCATTCAGCGAGTGGACGCCGACGGCGTGTTGCGGACCAACGGCAACCGCTACCTTCCGGCAAACACGCGATGGACGGCCTACAAGGACCGTTCACTCCTCAAGTGCGTGCTCGCCAATTCGAGCCGGCGCTTCAAGGTGAAGGCCGACACGGCTCACGCCGACATCGCGGCCGCACTCACCGGCAACTTCGTCAACTATTACCACGCGTACGAGTCCGGCGCTGCGGTCCCGGCTCTGGGGCGCTCGTCGATCTTTCTCGATACCTCGACGGCGGCCACCACGGCCAAGCAGTGGCGGGTGCTCGACTGGGTCAAGGCACCCTACAACGACCCGCTGCAGGTCAACTTTCACGCGATCGTCATCCCCAACCTGATCCAGGGCCTTCCGGTCGTGGGTCACTCGACGACCGGTATCTAAGGGAGCGACCATGGCAACCGAGTCCATCACCAGTCACGAGTTCGACGACGCGAGTCTTCGCGGCACCATCATGAAGATGTGGCGCCACCGCAACGGCATGCAGGCCAAGCGTTGGGAAAAGCAGGGCTTCAAGAAGATGACCACGAAGAAGCCCTTCGAGGAATTCTCGCGCATGTCGGGCATTGGCCCGGCTCCCATCAAAGAGCAGAACGCGCAGACCAAGATCGACGTGCCCAAGCAGGGCGAGACCAAGCGGGTCAACGTCACCGCCCGCGCCGTCATGATCCCCATCAGCGAGGAGATGCAGCGGTTTTTGAGCCGCGGGCAGATCTCGCCCCGACAGGTGCTCAAGCCCACCGAGATGGTGAACGACTCGGTCCACATCGCGATGGAGACGGACGCGGCGGATATCTTCGCCAACGCCTTCGACACCACGAACGCCCCCGGGCCGGACTTGGTGTCGCTGGTCAACGACAGCCACCGGCTCATCAAGGGCGGGACGGACAGCAACTACATCGGTCCAGTCAGCTTCGACCAAGCGTCGCTCGAGGCGGCCGCGGTGCAGAGCCGCAAGTTCCTCGATGACGTGGGTATCCCAGTCGGCGTGGGCGACGGGGAGCGCATCCTGGCGCTGCCGGAGGACTACGTCGAGGAGGCCGAGCGCATCCTGATGTCGACCCTCCAGAGCGACAACGCGAACAACGCGATCAACGTCCTCAAGAACAAGCGGTACCGGATCGAGGGAAACCCACACTTCGCCAGCTCTTCGAACTGGTTCGTGGTGCACCCCCAGATCGACGGCTGCCTGATCATGCTCGTCGAGACGGAGCCGCGGGTCGACGACTTCGGCGACGACAAGACGGGGACGCGGTTTTTCCGCGCCTACGTGATGTACGGCGTCGACTTCTACGAGTGGCGCGGCATCCAGGGCTCGGACATCTGAGGCGGCCATGAGCGCGACCAACTTCAGCTCAATCCAGGCCTCGGGGATCGTCGTCAGCGGCGGCTACGCCAAGCGCCTGTTCGTGGGTACGCCGTCGGCCGGCTACCTGACCGGCGTGCGGGGCGACTCCTACGACAAGCCGAAGGCAACCCTCGCGGCGGCGTTCCACGCCAATTACGTCGACCCGGAGAGCCGTGGGACGCACATCCTCGTGCGCCGGGGGTCGGCGGAAAACGTGTCGGCGGCTGACTACTTCAGCGCCATCGGCAGCAAGACCAACGTCACGATCGAGGGCGAAGGCGACAACCCCAACGAGTGGCCGAGCCTGACGTGGACGGCCGCGGGATCGACTTGGGCGTTCGATACGGCCAACATCACCGTGCGCAGGATGAAGCTGTTCCTGGCCGGACCGCACGCGGCCGGCGACGCGCTCACCGTGACCGGCGCCATCGCCGTCAGCGCCGCCGGCTGTCGGATAGAAGACTGTCTCATTTACGCGGGCTTCGACGCCAACCAGTTGTCCACCCTGCCCATCGCCACCGCCGCCGGTGGCTCCTTCTTCTCCTTCCAGAGGAACAAGTGCCTGTCTCTCGTCGCGGCCCCCGTTACGACCATGGTTCGCCTGGTGGCGGCGGACGACGCCGTCATCAAGGACAACGAGATCGACTGCGCCACCTCGGGCACCACGGTCGGGGCCATTCAGGCACTGACCACGGCCAGCCTGAGAGTGAACATCGAGAACAACCGGGTCAAAAACATCCTGGCCTCAAGCGTCGCGTGCATCACGGGCATGACGGGGCTCACCGGCTGGATCCACGAAAACAAGCTCCGGTGCATGGGTGCCTTTTCCGAGGCCGACCATATCAACACCCCGGGGAGCACGCAGCTGTTCAACAACGAGGTGGTGGACGCCGACGGTCTGCGCGGTGTCGCTGCCGGGACCGTGAGTTCGTAAAGAAAAGCTTTTTGCCGCTGGCGCGGGCCTCCTTCTCCCGGCTCGCTGGCCAAATCGGCCGGCCGGCGGCGCTTTAGGAGAAGACGATGGCGAGCCCAAACGCGGTTTACAACGGAGGCGCAAGCGGAGCGACGCTGGCAACGCGCACTCTCGTGTACGCGTCTGGCGTTTACCGCTACGTCTCCAGCGTCTCGGGTGACAACACCTACGACGGGCTGAGCCGGAAATTCCCGACGGCTACGATCGTACAGGCGAACACCAACGCCACAGCGGGCGACACGATCGTCTTACTGGAGGAGCACACCGAGACCTTCACGTCGGCGCTGGCGCTCAAGGCCGATGTGGGGTTGTTCGCCGAGGGCGGCGAGGCCACCCGCGCTCGGCTCACCCCGGGCCACGGCGGCGCTGCGATCGACCCGGGGGCGCGTGCGTGGCTGGAGAATATCTACTTTCTGGAGCCCACGGTCACGGCCGGTTTCGCCCTGGATCTCGGGGCGGCCGGTATCCGGGCGTGGAACTGCCGGGTCGACTGCGGCGCCGAGACCACAGGGGGCGGTGTGGCCATCACGACGGGAGCCTCGGCCTTGCGGCTCCGCGACTGCCAGTTTTACGCCGTGAGCACCGACGCGGCGGCCCCGCCTGCCAACGGGATCTTGATTAGCGCTGCGGTCAGCGACGTCGAACTCGAGCGGCTGACGTTCCAGGGCGACGGTATCGCCAATAGCGTTGGCTGGGGAGAGGAGGCGCTAAAGACCACGGCGGCAGTGACGGGTCTCGTGGGCGTCGACATCGACTTCCTGGGCGGCTCTGACCTGCTCGTTGCCACGGGAAGCCTGTACCGCGTCCACGCGCGCAACCTGGGGGGGGCGAGCAACCTCGTCTTTACGTCATAGTGATCTACCGAGCGCCTGTCCCCAAAGTCACGTGCGACCTGTGCGGCGCCCAGCGCGACGCCAAGTCGGGGACCTTCCGAAAGATCGGCAAAGATGTCGTGTGCTCGTGGCACCCGCACTACACGCCGCTGGAGACGCACGAGCGGCGAATGCGGCCCAAGTCGTTCCGCACGAAGCCGCTGCCCAACGCGCGGCCGTTCGCGCCGCTGGAGACGTACGACGCCGCCGAGGGGGCGCTGCTGATGTGGCTAACCGGGAGCGAGAACGGCGTTCCCCGGTGGCGGACCGACGAATACACGTTCACCGAGGACAGCGGCGTGTCGAGTGTGGTGGGCAGTGAACCGTTCTCGTCGGGCGTGCTGAGCGCCGCGTGGACGGCCATCTACCTGCACGGGTTCGTTGCGGAAAACACGCGCTCCAAACAGGCGGTGAGCCACGCAAAGGTGGCCCTGGAAGAAATCGCCGACTGGATGGCCGCTCGCCAGATCCTTGGAGACACGGCGGCCACCGGGTATGGCGCGTGGGAACGCGGCGTGGGCAGCGACACCTACTATCCGATCCACTCGGCGGCGGCCGGACTGGCAATGCTGCGCGCCTACCAGGTGATCGGTAAGCCCGCCTATCTCACATCTGCGAGGGCGGCCGCCTGGTTCTGCCGCACGGCCCAGAGCGGGGGGCGGCTGGCGGCCGACTTCAGCTCCACCGACGCCGGTGGCGCCACGCGCGTTCACCACGGGGCGCTGACCGGGAGGATAGACGGCGCCGTATTCGACCACGAGTACCGCCCCGACGGTCTGGCCGCCCTGGAACTATGGGCGGCGCTTAAAGACGAAGTGGGCGACGAGGTGGTTGGCTCGAGTGACGTGGCGGGCGATTTCAGCCAGTCTCGCGCGGCGCTGCTGTCGACGTGCATCGCCGAGATGCAGGCGTTTTGGACCACCGGCGTACACGACGCGACCCAGGGCCAGGTGGTCAACGGATTTTCGTCGGTCACTCCCTTCGGGTCCTTCGTCGCCTACCCGGCCGCCCTCGGTGGTGACGGTAGCTGGCGGTACGCCAACGGCTTGCAGGCCACGGGGACGCGTATCGACAGCCTGCAGTGGGCGCGCGGTCTGCGCCACCTGCGAGCCGTAGCCGGCGATGCGGCGACGGCGACGCAGTTCGACTGGCTCGTCGGCATGTCCAGTAACACCGCGCTGGAGACCCCCGACACGGACTCGCCGCGGAGCAAGTGGCGGGACGCCCTTGGCGAGTACGACCCCCGGGAATGCCTCGGCGAGAGCTTGCAGGTCGTGGGCGCGCAGCAGAACGCCACCACGGTGTTGGCGACGGCCACCGTCGGCCTGCTCGCTCCGCTGTACAGCGCGCGGCAGGCGGCCGGGTTCAGCCGGTGGCGGACCGCTATGAGCCGAGAGCGCCCCAGGAGCGTCAACGGTCTCGGCGACGGCTACCGGCATCTGGGCATCCTGACCAGCCGATGCGGCCTGCGCCTGCAGCCACTCGGCGACCCGCCCACCGGGCGCACGCGCCCGTGGGAAGTGGCTGCCGCGGGCCTCATGTACCGCGAGGCACCTCGCCATCGGCTCGGCCGCGGAGGGCTGCGGCCATGACGATCGCTGCTACCACGACCGCCACGCAGTCGATCACGGTCGACCGTTTCATCGCCATGGCCATGGTCGAGGCCACGGTGTTGTCATTCCACGAAATCAACACGGCGTCGCAGACCTACCCGGCCGAGTTCGAGGTGGGCCGCGTGTGGCTCGGGACGCGCCTGCAGGCCCTGCAGAACATGGGCGTCCTCCTCCATGCCCGCGAGCTCGAGACGAAGACGCTCACCGCGAGTGTGGCATACGTGACAGCCTCCAGCGACACGCTGAGCGTCGAATCCCCGGCCACGGTGAAGTCCAGCGACGGGCGTGACCGCGAACTGGAGTTGTGGGACATCCGCCGCTACCAGGAGAACACAGACAAGCTGCTCGAGGGGCCGACCACCGCCTACTGGCCGGAAAAGCAGAGCGACAGCACGTGGCGGATCCACCTGTGGCCCGTCCCCGACGGCACGGAGTCGGTGAGCATCACCTACCCGCGCACGCGCCGGCTGCGAGACGTGGAGCCCGGGAGTGTGACGCTCGACCTGCCGGTCAAGTACTTCGAGAGTGTCATGACCAGCCTGGCGGCGAAGTTCGCCGGCAGCAAGGGCCGCCGCGACGTCAAGCGCGAGCTGGTGATCGAGGGCGCCGCGGGTGAGGCACGGGCCCTGGTCGACGACACGGAGCGCGGGCCGATCCGCTTCGAGGTGGACGACGATGTCTTTTGCTGAGGTGCCCAGGTGAGCCACCGCGTAAACCTCGTTTACCCCGAGGCGCCGGGGGGCTCGTTCGAGGTGACGCTCGCGGGAGCGCCGTCGTCTCCGGCAACGGTGTACAGCGATTTCGAGTTGGGGTCGACGACCACCGATCGTTCACTGAACGCCAGTGGCCGCGCGGGCTTCTACACGCCCGACCTGGTTGACGTCGTTGTCTACAGCTCCAGTGGCGTCGAGGTCGACAGCTTCAGGGATGGCGTGAGCGCCAAGTCGCTGATAGTGCGACACCCGGGGTGGACCGGCACGCTGATCAACGGCACGGAAGGCGTTGGCGGGCAAATCAGCCTGCACGATATCCTGACCAAGCTCCAAGGGAGTCTCGACGCCATCGACGGTGGCGTAAATATCAGCGGCATCCCGGGCGCCACCGGCTCGGGCAACGTTTTCCTCATCAAGGATGCCATCCGTTACGAGTTGTTCCAGGAGCGTCCGTTTATCGTGGCCAACACGGTCGGCGACGGGACCACCGACGACACGGGCGCCATCCAGAATGCGATCGACCAGGCGGAGGCTGCGAGCCCCGTCGGGGGCGTGGTGTTCCTGCGCCCGGGGGTGTTCCGCGTGACGACCGGACTGGTCATCAGCGACCACCGCGTGACCCTGATGGGCGCAGGAAAGAACGCGTCCACGATTCAGTTTGTCGGTGCCAGTGGAACGGTGTTGGCCGTGAATTGTGGCAGCACGGCCAACGTACGAGGTGGGCGCATCTCAAACCTGGGCTTCACCGTTACGGGAGCCGGCTCGTCGTCGAGTAACATCCTGAGCATCACGCAGGCACCCGGGTATTGCGTCGACAACTGTCGCTTTGAAAACGCCACGGGAGACTGGCGAATCAACGTCGACACGCCGACTATCCTGGTCAACAGCCTGTTGGCGATGAACACGACTAGCGCCGGTGGCAAGATTGCCGTCAGCGCCAACGCTGACGGCACGATCATCTCTGGCTGCCTGACCTTCGCGTCGGCGTTCGCCCGGGCGATTCAGTCGGCCGCCGACCGCCTCCTGGTGTGCGGCAACGAATTCCAGACCGGCAGCGGCGCCGGGGTCGTCGTCATCACCGGCGGGAGCGCCACGATCACGGGGAACACGTGCCACAGTGCCGGTTCCGGCGCCGGGGCTTCTATTCTCGCGAATGTTCAGGCGGACGTGCCGGTAATCGAGTCCGGGAATCACCTTGGCGGCGCCGGCACGTGGATTCCGATCAAGCTCGACGACGTGACATATGCCAGCCGTATCCATAGCGAAGGGCGGCTGGCGCAGACCAAGACACTCTCCACGGGAGCGACCGTTACCCCGGTCGTCGACTTCTCGGTCAATTTCCAGGAGGTCAACGGCAACGCGACTATCAACGCCCCCGTGCACGAGGATGGCGACCCGGCGACAGCGTGGAACGGTGAGCACCTGACGCTCTGTCTGCGCAGCGCAGCCTCATACACGCTGACGTGGGATGCCGTTTACAGGAGCACGACCGTACTGCCGACGCCGCTCAACGGCGACGTTGCCGTCCGGTTCGTCCGGCGGAACACCGGTGGTGACCCGGCCTGGGTACGCGAGGAGTAATGGCCGAACCGACTGCCATACGCCTCGACGTCAGCCAGAGCGACGAAAGCCCGCTGTCGGGCGCGTCGCCCATGATGCTAAATCTGCTCGTGGAGGGTCCTCCTAGGGAGGGTCAGCCGCGCGCCGTGCGCACGCGCCCGGGACTTCGCGCGTGGAGCCTGTTTCCGGCTACGTTGGCGGCGGAGCACGCGCACCCCGTGGTGGCGATGACCATCCTGGGAGGCGATGTCTATTACGTCACGGACTCGGGAGCGAAGACCGGCCTAGACCGCCGCCGCCGCGTATACAGCGTGTCGAGTACGGGCGGGTGGCGGTCGCTATCGGCGGCGGCGACGGAGGACATTTCCGGCACTGGCCCCGTCCGCCTTGCCACCGCCAGGCACAATATCTTCGCCGTTGGAGGCGCCGACATGAGCCGGATCAATGCTGGCGGCGTCGCGCGCGTCAGCGGTCCGCCCCCGGCGAGCGACGTCGCCCTGCTTGCCCAGCGGCTGGTCGTCGTCGAAAACGCGCCAGAGGGCCGCTTCTACTGGAGCCTTCCGGGTGACGGAAACCTCGAGACGTTCGACACAGTACTCGACTTCCGCGAGGCCGAAGCGCGTCCAGACCGCGCCGTCGCATGCGGGGCGACCGCGCGTGAGCTGTTCCTGTTCGGCAGTGAGACGCTGCAGGTGTTCTCTCCCGACGCCACCGAGACGTTTACCCCCGGCCCGAGCCCCGAGTTAGGCGCACGGTCTCCCACGACGGTGTTCCGCGTGGATTCGGCGTTCGCATGGCTCGACAGCCATGAGCGCGCCGTGGTTGGTGACGGCCGGAACTTCGACATCGTCAGCGACCGGGGAATGGCCGACACCTTCAAGGGACTGGCGTCGCCAGAGACAGTGTGGGGCTTCCGCTCCCTCATCGGCCGCTTCGACCTGCTCACGTGGGTCGCCGACGAAAGCGCGTACACCTACGAGGCCAACAGCCAGACGTGGAGCGAGTGGCGCTCATGGCGAGATGGCCGGTGGCAGGCGTGGGCGCCGACGTCCTACGTCTACCACCCGGACATCAAGGCCCACCTGGTGGGCATGCCCGACGGCACGATCGCCGAGTTGACGCTGGAGTCGACGCGCGATCTCGACGACCCGCTGAAATGGGTGGCGCGCACGGGGTTCGACATGGGCGCGCGTCGCCACGTGACCGAGGCGCGGTTTGCCTTCGAGCGCGGACAGGCTGCCTCGGCGGACAGCGTGATCGACATCCGATGGCGCGACGACGTCGGCGACTTCAACCCCCCGGCGCGCTTCCCCCTGGGCGTACCCGGAACGCGCGACCCCGAGGTGTCCATCTCCCCCGCGGGCGCTCCCCACCGTCGTCGGCAGTGGGAAGTGAGCGGCGACGGGGATGACGTGTACCGCATCTTACCGGCGACGGCCTACGTCGAGGAGGCGAATTTCTAATGGGATTCTGGGGCAGCGCATGGGGTGGACTTAAGGGTTTCGGCCAAGCCCTCGGCGGCGGCACCGCCATGACCGTCGTGCACCCGAGCACCAAGGGTCAAAAATCGGCTATCGCTGACGCGCAGACCGGTCTGTCCAATCTCGGCGTCTCCACTTCGGCCGAGTACGACCGCCGCGGCCAGGTGGCGATTGACCGCTTCCAGCGCGCAGGCGGTGCATACCAGGATTTCCAGACGCAACAGCCGAGCTACGTCCAGGATTTCGCCAAAAACTACCAGGGCGCGCCCACGCAGGTGCGGGACTGGTACGGCCAGTATCAGCCCACCAACACGCTCGGCAACCGCTACCAGCAGGTGCAGAGCCAGGGGTACGGCGCTGACCCGCTGGCCGAGCGCTACCGCTCGAGCGGCGCGGTCAACCCGTCGCAGCTCAAGCAGAACCTGGGGCAACTCCAGGGATACGCCGGCGGCTACGGCGCGAGTTCGCGCCTGGGCTCCAGCCTGGCGGCAGGCTACGCCACCCCGGACGCGCTCGATCAGCGGGTAGGAGAACTGCGCACGCTAGGGGGCATTCCCAGCCAGACAAGCACGGCACTGGCCAACCTGCAGCTCATGGACCCCGCCCGCCGCACGGACTACACGCTGCGGGGGCTGCAGGGTATCGACCCGGGATTTTATTCCGGGGAATTCTCCGGAAAGGTCGAAGCCGGAGGGACGGCCGGCGGCCGGGCGTTGAGCGACTTCGAGCGCGGGAATACCGCCAGTGGCCGGCTATTGAACGATCTTCAACAGGGCGGCGGTGACACGGCTCAGCTCCTGGGCGAGATGCGCGGCGGTTCCTCCCCCACGGCCAGTTTGCAGCGGACAATTGCCCAGGGCGGCGGCGACAGCGGGCGCTTCCTGGGGGGCTTCGACGCTAACCGCCAAGGGGCGCTGCACGACACCTACGGGAAGCTGGCGGCCGAGGGTCCGACCTACGAGGAGGATTTCTATACCAGCCAAATGACTGGGGAAAACCCTGCGTTCAAGCAGCTCAAGCAGGACTTTATCCGCGAGCAGCAGGGCAGCGCCGCCGCGCGTGGGGGCTTCACCAGCGGCCAGGCGTTGGACATGGAGCGCCGGGGTCTGTCGCGCCTGGCGGCCGACGAATTTGCCCGCCGAGGAGAGTTGGCGGCCTCGGCCGGATCCGCCCGCCGGGAACGCCTGGGGCAGCAACTCAGCGGCGCCGGCGCGCTCGAGCAGAACATCCTCGGCCGCGAGGGTCTGGCCGCCGAAGTGGGTCTGGGCCGCGACCGCATGCAGACCGACCTGGCGACCACGCGCGAGGGCCACATGACGGACCTCAGCGGCCAGCGAGAGGGACGCCTAGCCGACCTGTCCACCTTCGGCGACGCCACCCGCGCCGGGCTGGCGGGCGACCAGGACCGCATGCTGGCCGGCCTGGCCACCAGCCGCGACGAGCTCGGGGGGCAGCACCGGGCGCTCGAAGCCGGCCTTGCGCAGTTCGGCGACAGCCAGACGCTCAGCCTGGGGCAGCTCGGCCTACAGGGCGCCGGCCAGAGCGACCAGGTGGATCTTGCCCGCCAGGGGATGGTCAACGACCTGATCGGCCAGGGCGTGCAGCGCGACGTCAGCCGCGGGAACACGCTGGCCGGACTGGCGGGGCAAACCGACCTCGACCAGCGGGCGCGCCAGGATCTGCTTTACGGGACGATGGGCCAAACGGACAGCCAGGATGCGCAGGAGCGCGCCCGGGTGGACTCCCTGGCGGGCGCCTACTCCCAGGACGTCCTCGGCCGCGGACAGGCCCAGGACCGCCTGGCTGGCGCCTCCAGCGACGAATACCGCGCCGGCCAGTCCCTGGGCCTCCAGGGCGCCCAGGGTGCCAGCGGCGAGCAGGCGGCGGGCGACCAATTCGGCCTCGACACGGCGAGTGCCGCCAGCGGCGAACGCCTCGACAACCTCAGGACGCAATTCGATCAGGCGCTGCAGCTTGGTAATGCCGAGTCCGCTATTCAGAAGGCGTACGACATGGCCGCCATGGGCGCGCTCACCGAAAGCCAGCTCGCCCAGATTGACCTTCTGCTCCAGTCGTCGGGCCTGGACGCGGCGGCCCGGCAGCAGTTCCTGAACAACCTGATGTCCATCGGTGGTTTGGCCGCAAAGGCATCTTCGGGAGGGGCCGGTGGCTAACTGGCGAATGAACGCCCCGCGGCCGTCGTTCCTGAGCCTGGGAGGCCTCGGGGAGCTGGGGGACATCATCGCCCAGCGACGCCGCGACGGACGCGCCGAGGAGCAGGCCAGGCAGCGGTCGATGATGGACCAGGAGCGCCTGGGCATGGACCGCGAGGAGCACGCGGCGCGCAAGACCGACCGCGACGCCAAACTACGGTCCGAGGTGAGCCGCATCGCCCGGGAGCAGGGCCCCGCGGCGGCCAAGGCCTACGCCGAGGCCTACGGCTACAGCGGCGGCGAGAGCCAGCCACCGCCAGCTCCGGCCCCTGCTCCTGCACCCCAGCGAGGCGCCATGATGCCCTGGGGGCGCTACCAGCACGGCGGCCCGGAACCCCAGCAGGGTCAGCAGGGCCCGCAAGCCCCACAGCAGCAGCCCCAGGCGCAGGCGAACCCCTACGCGGGGTTCAACCGCGCCATGCGCTTCACCGGCCCAGGCGGCCGGTCGTTCGACGTCGATCCCGGCGAGGCCGACGAGATCAAGCGCCTACAGGGAGACCGCATGGCCCAGGCGTTCGAGAGCCAGGTGGCCGAGCACCTGACCGACGACGCCAGCCGCAAGGCTGCGGCCATCACCGGCGGCGCGCTTCGCACCGGAGCCGTGAGCCCCGGGCAGGCGATGCAGTACTTTTTCAACACCGACCAGCAGCTACGCAAGCAGGGGTTCACCGCCCAGCAAAACCAGACGTACAAGCAGGATGTTCCCACGCAGCTCGACGAGTCGGGCAAGGACCGCGATCTTCGCGAGAGGATGGCGGCAGCTGCGCGGGCTGCAGCGGCAGCCAGGGCCGCAGCGGCGGGGAATAAGCCGAAGCCGCTCCCGCCGAGCGAGCGAACCTTTCGCCACAACGCCGCGAAGGTCGTAGCCGCTCACCAAAACCTGATGCGCGGATTCGACGAACTGGAGGCCGCGGCCGGCTCCAAGGTCAACATCGACGAGTCTGGCCTGATGAAGCTCCGCGCGGCCGTGGCTCGCATGCGACAGCTGATGAAGCGGCCGGAGTACGCGAACACTGGCGCGGCGACAACTCCGCAAGAACTGACCCTGATCGACGACTTCCTGGGCGGACCGAGCGCGATCAAGCTGTTCGACATCATGCCCATCCTCAGGCGAAGCAGGCAGCTGATGGAGGAAGAGGCGACCGGGAATATGGGGACCTTTGGCTACCCCCCCGAAGAGGCCAAACGAATGCTGAGGGAGTCGCCGGCAAACGTCATGCGCGGAGATATCGACAAGGGGACGGGGGCGCTCGGTGAATCCGACAAGGGCTTCGTGATCAAGTGGGCCACGAACAAGAAGACCGGCGAGCGCATGCGCTTCCGCGTCTACCCCGACGGCAGGAAGGAGCCGGCGCCGTAATGGCCTTCAACCCCGACGAGTGGGAGCTTGACCCCGACGAGTGGGAAGTAGGCGAGACCGCGCCCGGTCCGTGGCGCGAGGGCTACCAGGCGCCCGACCCACCGCAGAAGGCGGGCGTCCCGAAGCTGCCGCCACAGGGCGAACTCCCGGGTCCAGACGGGCGAACCCCTCTCCTGCCGGGCGACAAGCATTGGCCCTGGGGACGTGACGCGCAGGAGTTCAGCGAGCGCATGTCGGGGGCCGCCGGGATCGCAGTCGGCGGCGTGGCCGGTCTTCGCGCGGGTACCGCTCTGCGCTCCGCCGCCACGCAAAGGTCGCCGGGGTTGGCTAGCCTGCTCCAGGGTAAAGGCTTGTCCGGGAGCGCGGCCAGGGTCGGCGCCGCGGGTGTTCAGGGCGGCGTTGAGGGAGCCGTTGGTAGCGCCGTGACCGACCTGGCGAGCAAGACGATCGACGAGTGGACACCCGAGGATCTTGAAGGCGTTCGCGATCGGGCCATGCAGTCGGGGGGCATCGGCTCCCTGCTCGGTAGCGGGGCCCAGGCAGCCGGCGAAGTCGTCGGCGGTCTATCCCGCCTCCTGCGCGGCGGCCTGCGCAAGTCCAAGCCACTGCGCACCCTGGACGACAACCCGGAGTACGTCGCCGCGGAAAAGGCGCGCATCAAAGCCGGTCAGCACGAGAAGGGCACCGAGGGCGTCGAGCAGGTCCGCCGCGAAGGCGCTTCGCGCGTCAACGAGCTGGCCATGTCGTCAGCGCCGAAGGTGGGGCCCCGGATCGATGAGGTGATCACGCGTCCCGCGGGCGAGGCACACGGAAAGGCCCTGGCCGCCGCCGGCAAACGCCCGGTGGCCACGCAGGACATCCGCGAAGAAATCTTCAACGAGATCATGAAGCAGACGTCTCCCTCCACGGGCGAACTGATGGGCACGCCGGCCGCGCAGGGCCGGGCAAAGACGCTGATGGCCGTCATGGAGTCGCTGCCCGAGGGGGCAACTGTCGACGACGTGGTCGCCCTTCGGCGAAGCATTGGCGACAGCGCGGGTTTTTCGTCCGCCAGCCCTACGCCGCGACAAGAGGCATCGCAGACCGCCTACCACGCCCTGCGCTCGTCCGTCCGCAAGCCCGGGGTGGCCCCAGAACTGGCGACCGCAGACGACGCCTATACGCAGGCCATGGGCAAGCGAGAGCGCCTGCTCGACATCGCCACCGGTCGCGAGAGCGGCGGTAGGGCGAGCTCCGTGGCGGATCCGCTGCTCGACGGCGCCACCGGACAGGCCCTGCGCCCCGCCGACGAAATGGGTATCGCACGGCGTCTGAGCCAGGCCGGCGACGACATGGGCGAGGGGGTGAATATCGCTCCACGCCTGGAGGAACTGCGCCAGGCGGACCCCGAGGGACTGGGCAAAATCCTAGACGACATCATCGCCGCCAAGGCCGGCGCGCAAAGGGATCTGGGCCTCAAGGAAGCGCTGGAGTCGACCAGGTTTGGTGTCGACAAGTTCGCGACGTCATGGAGCCCGGAGAACGCGCTTTTTCGCGGACTGGTGAATAGTTCGCGCGCCATGGGGCGCAGAGCGATGTCGGCGGCTCGAGCTGGCGAACGCGCGCCCGCCGCCGCCGTGGAAGGCGTGGCCCGCGCCGCCCCCGTGCTCTCCCCCGGGCTCATGCGACTTTTCGGCCGACCAAGAGAGGAACAGGAACGATGAGGAAATTGTCACTCCGGTGGACGGCAGCGCCGGGAAACAACGAGATCGCCATTCTGTGGGATTCCACCCGCGGGCCGGCGAAGATGCTGTGGGGTGACTGCGTCGCCAGCGGCAGCCCCTATCTCGTGCCCGGAGAGTGGCGGCACAAGTACAACGCCAGCGCCATCAAGGGCACGGTCGGCGTGGTCGGCAACGACGCCGAGTTGCAACTGCAGATCCGCACGGCCTTCGCGGACGCAGCCACCGACTGGGAGGCCCAGGGCGGCGCGGGCGTGGGCACCATCACGCTCACCGACGGGACGCCGCAGCCCTTCGACTTCAAGCCGCAGAACGCCGAAAACCGAATCATCGTCACGGCTAGCTCGGGCGCCATCACGACGATTTACGCCAACCTAGTGGTGTACGACACCACCGACTTCGGGACTTCGTAATGGCAACCGCGGATCCGATTCAGAATCCCGAGAGCACCTCCGGCGCATCCGGCCCGGCCACGCAACTCGACAGCGACGGCACGACATTGGATGTGGACGCCACAGCCGCGGGCGGTCTACTCGCACGCATCGGCGCCACCGTAGTGTCGATCGGCTTCAGCGTCGCGTCTGCGGCGGCCAAGGTGTTGTCCGGCGGCACCAACCCGAAGCTAGAGCTGGACGACGCCACGGGCGCGTGGCTGCGATGGGGCTCCTCGTATGTGAAGTTAGCGACGAACGTGATCGAGTTATTGGTTTCGGGTGGATCCGGCAACGTTACGCTGACGGGCGACACCGTGTTTCCTAATCTTCAAGTTGGGAACATGGGCGTCGGCGGAATGCAGGGCGGAGTCGCCGTCCGCAACGGCTCCACGTTCCCGTCCACCGCGCCGGCCACGGGGTTCATCATGCCCTCGCGGAGCGGGACTGGCGTGGTGATCACCGACCAAAATCATCACCACAATTTCGGCAACAAGGTCGAGGTCGCCGACGACGATCACGCATGCGCTCTGACCGACAGATGGGTGAGATGGACAGGCAACTTGGCAGGCCATTCAATGGCGCTGCCCTCGAGTGCTCCCGTTGGTCATCGCGTGACGATGATCGACGGCGACGGGACGGCAGGAACGCACACGCTCACCGCAACTGCTGCGGGGACAATCAACGGAACCGCGACGGTCACCGCAAATTTTGGAGTAGCCGACTTTCTCTCTCTCGGGTCTGACGACTGGCAACGGGTCTAGTGAGCTTCGAAGGTCAACAAATCATCGACATCCGCGACTACGGTGCCGTAGCCGACTCCAATGGCTCGGGTGGTGGAAGCGATACATTTCTTGCTGCTATTGCGGCCGCTGAGGCCGACGCGCGAATAGGCAATCCAGCTGGAAACGTATTCGAGCGCTCCAAGGGGCGGAAGATCTACATACCCGCCGGGAAGTGGCGCGTCCCGCGCCTCTGGCGACCGCGCCTTTGCGGTGGCTACATCGGTGAAGCGTCTCCTGGGCAAAGCGGACGCTCGGGCGGGACAATCCTTGTCGTCGACCCGTTCGTCTGCGGCCCCGAGTTTACCGGCGACGCCACGACGTTTACGTCTTGGTTGGCGCAATTTCGCGATCTGGCCGTGGTCAGCGCAAATCTGCCGTCGCTGACTGCGGGCGGATTCCATGAACAGTTTCAGCGAAACGAGACGGGCCTACAAGTCGACGATATTCGCACGCCGCTCCTAGCGAAAAAACACGGCTATTGCATGCGTGTCGTTGATGCTGGCACTGGCACCGTCGGTTCCACATGTCCAATCGCGCCCGACGACTACCCACTTATTCACCGGATACAGAGCGTTACGGGCAACGGTGTCGGACCGATCGAGCTGACGTTTTGGGAGCCTCACAATCTCTCAGGTGGAGAGACCCGGGTCGTCCGCGGCGTCGGAGGCAACACGGCCGCTAATGGCACGTGGGTGATTTCAGTCGTCGACACCAAGCGAGTGACCCTCAATGGATCGACGGGGAGTGGTGATTGGGACGGCGCGGACAACGTCGGAACGATGGAGCCCGAGGATTTTACCAACGGTGGGGTGCTATTCCGTTGGATTGAGGTTTGGGGTCTGAAATATTCCACGATCGGGTACGTTGAAAACGTAGACGTCGGAGGTTTCCCCGGCGTTGGGCTTTACGTAAACGCTCGCGTCCCCGGGTCAGACGCCAGCGCCGGCACTTTCCGCCGCATGCGTTGCGAAGGCAATCACATTGGCGTTTCGGTGTGGGGGCAGGACGCGAATATCTGCTATTTTGAGAACGTCAACGTCGAGTCTGCGTCCGGAAACGGTTGGATGGTCGACGCCTATGCTGACAACACGTTTGTCGCGTGCGCCGCTCATACCAGCTACGGCGTGGGAATAAAGGCCACGAACGGCATTTGGGTAGGTTTCTACGTCGAAAACTCGGGCGTCTCCAAGATGGGCCCCGCCTGCTCCATCATGGGAGGGACATGGGGGCAGCAGGTAGACGAAGACGGTAACGGTACCCTCAAGATGACTGGGCACTACAACAGTAAGGCGCCGATCACTTGGTCAAGCGAGGGAGCATCCAAGGTCGGGGCGATTGTGCGTTTCCCCAACTTCCCGGGGTGGGATTTTCAGATCACGCTTAAGGACAACGGCGACGGGTCGTACAACAATGTCCGCGGCACTGCCGTCACGTTTGGGACCGTCGAGCCGACTCCCGAGCCGGGCGAAAACTGGCGCCTAGTCGGCGAGCACCCGGAGCAGGGCTACCTATCGGGCGATGCCGTATTTGCGTGCATTGGGGAAAGCGAGGTCAGCAATCCCCGTTTCATCGCTAACGCCGACAACCCTATAAAGGTCACAGTCGACACGGCGCTTGACGCTGGTTTAGAGGTCACACTCGGGGGCGTCCCGGGCATCAACGGGCCAACAAAGGCCACGACTCTTGGTCTGCGTGCCACGACGAAGGGCAACGGCGGCGACGGGTTCAGCGATCGCGCGCGGTTTGAATTCTGGATGATCGACATGGCGAACAACTTGCTCCAGTGCCGCGCAGGCGAGCAAGATTCCAACACCGGTCAGGTCATCACTCCCACTGACCACTCCGTGTACAACGCAGGCATGTGGGGTTTCCCACTCGGCCTTTTGCTGGGCAGCGGTGCTTATCCGGGGACCGTGCGGAGGAGAATGTTAGCCGCCTCGCCTGCTGCACCGACGGGAGCGCCCGCCAGCGGGAAAGACTGGTTACGCGGTGATGAATTGTTTCCCTCTGCGCCGGTTGCAGGCGACCCCTTCGCCCTTCGTTGCCTTGTCGATGGTGACACCGGGAGTGCAGATTACGGCACCTGGCAGCGGCTCTATCCGGCGAACCTCGGCAGTTTCGAGCTAGGGGACGAGACTGCACACACCATCGTCCCGACGTCGCCTGTCATCAAGTTTACGGCGGCGCTCACTGCTGCTGCGACGCTGACCCTGCCGGCCCTGACGACTTGGCCAGACGATCTACCGATCACGGTGCTGGATTTCACTTTTGACGGAAGCCCGACCAACGTCAGTCTTGCGCCTAACGGGACCGACAAGATCAACGGGTCTAACACGACGCAGGTTTTCTTTCAGACCGCATCCACTCCGAAAGTGTGGCGCGCCTACAAGATCAACAACACCGACGGGTGGATGTTCGAAACCTAGGAGGAAAGCAATGAAGACCATCAACTACAAAGACCGCGCCGGCGCCGTCCAGAAACACGAAATCTGCGACTGCAAGCCGAAGACCGTGACGGAGACGATCCTTCAGCTCGTCGGTCGCAGGCACAAGCCGGTGAAGCGCACTTTCACGCCGCTGCGCGAGCCGTCCATGAAGGTGGGGAAGCTGCCGGGCCTAGAGACCTTGTGTGCCGGCTGCGACCGCCCGATCCTCACGCCGTGCGAGGCCTGCTCTAGGCCGGCGTGGAACTACGGGCGCGTCACTCAGTGTCCGCATTGCGATTTCACCATCGAGGTGGGCGGCCCGGAGCCCGGCGTGCAAAGGGCAGCGTTGAAGCGCGATCAGACTTTCGGAGCGCGCGTCACGTAAATGGGAGGCCGGCGTCGGCGAGGAACGAAAGAGGTAAGCATGGATGAGCAAGCAATCGACATCCGAACCGGAGCAGTCAGGCGATGGGGTCTCCAGACGGCACTCTTCATCGCAGCCTGCTGTGTCTTCGCGCTTGGAAGCGTGGTCGCGAGTGTTGACGGGCGCGATAGCCACGAGCGCAGGCGCATTTGGGATCATCCAACTAGCCCGGGGCCAACTCGAGGCGCTGGCAAAGATCCCGGCCACGACGAGCGTCGTGTATATCGCGACGCTCGCAGCGTGCCTACTCGGGCCGTGGACGGTGATCAAGGGAATCGCGCAGGTACTGGCAAACAGCAAATGGGGCCGAGGTAAGGAGTGACCTTGCGCTCGCGCTTCCCAGTCGCGCTCATCGGCTGGTCGCTGGTGATGCTGGGGCTGCTGCTCGCGGTCCTAGTGGGGGTGGCAATTGGTTGAGTACGCCCCCGGCGGCATTAACGAGCACAGCCGCCCCATCGACGTGGCGTGGACGCAGCTCGGGGTACACGAGCAGGGCGGGAGCAACCGGGGACCGCAGGTCGATGAGTACATCAAATTCGCGGGGCACGACCCCCAGGCGGACGTCCCTTGGTGCGCGGCGTTCGTTGTCTTTTGTCTTCACCGCGCGGGCTATCGCTTCTTGGTGACCGCAGCCGTGGCCGCCCTGTGGCGATGGGCGCAGTCGATGGGCATGGTGGTGCCCCTCGGCGAGATCAGGCCCGGTGACGTCCTAGTGCGGGTCAAGTTCATCGGGGGCAAGAGCCGCAGCCACTGCGGGTTCGCCACTCGGTCGCGCGCGGTCGGCGACGTGTGGTCGATCGAGGGAAATACCTCGAAGAAAAACGACCGCAACGGGGGGCGCGTGATGGAGCGGAAACGGGGCCCGAGCTACTGGACGGGGGCTTTCCGCCCGCGAAAGCAGGAGGCCGTCACGTGACCCGCAAGCGCATCCTGGCCTACGCCGTGGCCGCGGTGGCCCTGTTCGCCGCCGGCTGGCTGTCCCGGCCCGTCCCCCCGCCCAAGGTCGTCCACGTCCAACAGAAGGAGCGAGAGACACGCGCATGGAGTTTCCTGGAGTCAAATCACGGCCAGAGCGTCGCCACCAGCGTCACCCGAGAGGCCGTCCGGACCGTGACCAGGACCGTCTACCTCCCGGGCAAAACCACGGTGGAGCGCGTCGAGGAGCGGGGGACGGTCACCAGCTCGGCCGAGGCCAGGAGCGAGTACGCATCCCAGTCGTCAGAGGGCCGCGCTGAACGCACGGTGGAGCTCGAGGCGAAGCGGGTCGACCTGACCCCGCGGGTCCACCTCCAGGTCATGGGGGGGCTCGACCTGTCGTATCACGCCCACTGGGGGGTCAGCGCCAGCGTGCGGGCGATTGGACCGGTCACCGTGGGGGCGTGGGCCCTGCCCTCGGCGCGGGCGGGGGGCGTGGCGATCGGGGTGGCCTGGTGACCAAGCGCATCGCCAAAAAGATCATCACCTCCCGGTTCGCCAACCGGCCCCGCTACACCCGCGCGCAGATTCGGGCGGCCATCGCCAAATTCTACGGGCGGGCCGCGTGACCCTCACGGCGCGGGCGGTAGGTTCGGTCCTTGGTCGCGTTCCGGGCCGCCGGGGTGCCAGTCGGGGAGCGCCTCCCAGTCGAGGCCGCGCCACTCGCCGCTTTCGGCAGCCTCCTCGTAGCGCAGGTTCTCGTCTCGCTCGCGGTAGCTGTGCGGCCTCACGAGGTGGATTTTAGCATGCGCCGCCACGGCCGGCGCGACGGGAACCACGCCAAGGTACGCGATGGCCTGCGCGATGCCGGCTACAAGGTGGCCGACCT